TTTCAAGTTTATGAACCCGGTGATTATCATAATCTTCATACTCACCCTTTAACCAATTTTACTAATATATTTTATGTTGAATTGCCTGATAAAAATCTAATAACTAATATAATAGGCCAAAACGAGAAAAAAATTTTCTTAGACATATCTGAAGGCGATATTCTAACATTTCCAGCTTTTTTGAAACATGGCTCAAAACCAAATAATTCTAACAAAAGAAAAATAGTTATTGCATTCAACACAAGTTTAATTAAAGTATAAGCATATGAGTTTAAGACAAGCTTTGATACAAGCATTAGAAGATAAGTATAATGCTCAAATTTCCAGTGCAGACGCTACGATAAAAATATACCTGACTAATTCAGTCGGGATTGGAGAGCATCCCCAGCATCTAGAGGAAATGGATAAGTTATTACAACAGATAGTAGACGCTGAAGAAAAAATAAAAGCTTTGCACCCTTTTAAATTATGATTCAAGGAGATAGTAAGGAATATGAGATTATAAAAGAAGCATGCCAATCTTTAAGAGGTGATGATTTTTTTACAGCTGAAATTGGTGTTAGACAAGGACTTGCATCTAAAATAATCTTAGATGAATTAATTTTTAAAAAACATTGGCATATCGGAATAGATCCATATGGTAATTTAAGTTATCAACACTATGACAATAAAAAATCTACGACCGCTGATTACACTAATGATATGAAGCATCAATTAATTAAAGATTTAGATTATAAAAATTTTACATTATTTCAAATGGAAGATGAAGAATTTATGAAGAGATTTGAAGATGGAGTTCCTATCTATAGAGATCAAAAAGAACTTAGAAATAAATATGACTTAGTGCATTTTGATGGGCCACATAAAACTATAGATGTAATCAAAGAATCAATTTTTTTTGCAGAGAGATCTCACTCTGGAACTGTTTTTATTTTTGATGATTATCCAAAATATGATATGCAATCAATATTAAATGTAATAGTGAACCAATATGGTTTTGGATTACTCAAACAAGGCCAAAACAAAATATCATTAAAAAGAAATTAAATGCTTGATTTTCACACAACAGAAGCAATCAAAACTACAATATTGAAACAAATAGATAGTGTTAAACAGCATATATGCTATGGGGTTGAAACCGAATCTCAATTAATGTATGCTAGAGGCAGACTCAGCGGATTAGAAACGCTGCTTCAGGATATTAAAAACCTGCATAAGGAGAATGACGATGGTACAATTGATAAAACCTAAACTTACAGATTTTGGAAAAAACCAAAAAAAAGAAGAAGAGGTTAAATCACAAATTCCAACAGATCCAAAAGGCATCAAAGAATATCTTGAAATCATACCTAATCCAGTCGGATACCGAATGCTTGTCAGACCTTGGTCTGGTAAAGCAAAAACTAAAGGTGGCTTATTAATAACAGACGAAACTCAAGATAAGATTCAAATGACTACTGTCGTTGGGTTAGTTGTTAAATTAGGTGATCTTTGTTATGAAGACAAAGAAAAGTTTCCGAATGGTGCATGGTGCAGAGAAGGAGAATTTGTTATTTATGGCAGATACTCTGGATCAAGATTTCAAACTAAATACGGAGAACACCGTATTCTCAATGATGACGAAATAATAGGAACTATAGGAAAGCCAGAAGATATTCTCCATTTGTTTTAAAGGAGGATAAACATGGCAGAAGTAAAAGACTATAGTGCAGAAGCATTATTAGCCAAAGAAAAAGAAGTCGAACTCGATACTGATGACGTTAAAGAAGAAAATGTTGAAGTAAAAGAGGTCGAAAAAAAAGAGAAAGAACCTAACTTAAATGTTGGGGAAGTTGACCTTGGATATACAGGTCATGAAAAACCTTCTGATGAAAAAAAGGAAGAACCAAAAATCGAGATAGCCGAAGAAGTTAAGGAAGAGGTTATTGAAGAAAAAAAAGTTGATCCAAAATCAGAAGAAAAACCAAACCTACAAGAATCAAGAAGAGATTATCAAAAACGAATTGATAAACTTGTCTTTCAAAAGAAAGAAGCTGAAAGAAGAGAAAAAGCAGCTCTTGATTTTGCACAAGGTTTGCAAAAGAAATTTGACACTAATCTTAGAAAGTTAAATACTACTGATGAACAGTATCTTAAAGAATTAGATGCTAGAGTAGATGCTCAAAGAGAACAGGTCAAAGTAGCTCTTCAACAAGCTATCGAAAAACAGGATGCTTCTAAAATGATGGAAGCTAACGATAAGTTGACTCAATTAGCTGTAGAAAAAGAAAAAGCTAGATTAGAGATAGCTAATCGAGAAGAAAAAAAGAAACTTGCGGAAGAAAATAAACAACAAAAAAACGTACAGGCTGATACCTCAAACAGCGGAACATCAGAATCTATGCCACAAATTACTCCCAAAGCTAAGAAGTGGGCCGAGGAGAACTCATGGTTTGGAACTGATGAAGTCATGACTAATGCTGCTATTACTATTCATAACAATATTTCTCAAGAGGGTATTGAAGTAGATAGTAATGAGTATTATAATGAAGTTAATTCAAGACTAAGGAAATATTTTCCTGATAGTTTTGATGCTGCTAAAGACGAGCCAAAAAAAGAAACTACCAAACCCGTCCAAACGGTAGCTTCGGCTGGTCGTAGCCAACAAGGACGCAGAACTGTGAAACTCACAAAATCACAGGTAGCAATAGCTAAACGATTAAATGTGCCACTAGAGGAATACGCTAGATACGTGAAGGAGGATAAATAAATGAGTACAATTAAGAGAACTTCACGGGAGTCAGAAAATAAAGCTTCAAAAGAAGCAAAAAAAACCTGGACTCCACCATCCAGTTTGGATGCACCACCTGCACCGAATGGGTACGCACACAGATGGATACGTACTACCGTTCAGGGTTTTGAAGATACAGCTAATGTATCTAAAAAATTAAGGGAAGGTTGGGAATTTGTTAAAGTCGATCAAATCAAAGAAGAGATTGGCGAGAACAAATATCCTTTCTATACCGAGGGAAGATACGAGGGGTGTATTGGGATTGGAGGCCTTGTGCTGGCAAGGATACCAGAAGAGATATTAGTCTCACGTGCTGAGTATTTTGATAAAATTACTCAAGATAGAATGAACGCTGTGGACAATGATCTTATGAAGGAACAGCACCCAGACATGCCTATCAATATTGATAGACAGTCTAAAGTGACCTTTGGTGGTAGTCGCAAAAAATAATTTTTTTGTTATTGCTGCTGGGTTATTAAAATAAACTGTTAAGGAGAAAATAACTATGGCAAATCAACTAGAGAAGTTTGGTCTAAGACCTTACAGAAAACTAGACGGTACACCATTAGTAGGAGCTCAAAACAGATATAAGATAGCAAGTGGCAGTGCAACTGCTATTTTCCAAGGAGATTTAGTAAGACCATTAACAAATGGTACAGTAACTAGAGCTGCTGGAAACACATCTTATGCTGTTGTGGGTGTTTTTAACGGATGTTTTTATAATGATCCAACAAGTGGGAAACCTACATTCAGGAACAGTTATCCTGGTGGAATCACACCTACGCAAGGCGATATTACAGCTTTCGTAGTTGATGACCCAGATGCTGTATTCTTAATGAATGCTGATGGGGTTTTCGCACAAGCGGATTTATTTAGAAACTATTCGCTTTCTACGGCAACCGGAAATACAACGACAGGAATATCTGAAGTAATGCTAGACGTAAGTGTTAGCGGAACTGCAGGTACTTTTGCAGTACAAGCAATTGATATATCGCAAGATCCAGAAAATGATGATCTTTCGACATCAAACGCTAATATTCTTGTTAGAATCAACAATCACTTCTACCGTCAAGGTGGAACAGGTCTATAATAGGAGAATAAGATTATGGCAATATCACGAGCACAACTAGTTAAAGAACTAGAGCCAGGTCTGAATGCATTATTTGGACTTGAGTATAACAGATACGAAAATCAACATGCGGAGATTTACGTAACTGAAACATCTGACAGAGCTTTTGAAGAAGAAGTAATGTTAAGTGGTTTCGCTTCTGCACCAACTAAACAAGAAGGTGCTGGAGTAGTGTTTGATCAAGCGGGTGAAACTTTCACAGCAAGATACAATCACGAAACAATCGCTTTAGCATTTGCTATCACTGAGGAAGCAATCGAAGACAATCTATATGACAGATTAGCTGCAAGATACACAAGAGCTCTTGCAAGATCTATGTCAAACACGAAGCAAGTAAAAGCTGCAAACGTGTTAAACCAAGCAGAAGTAACTACTGTTAAAGGTGGTGACGGTGTGTCTTTAATTAACACATCACACCCACTAGCAACTGGTGGTGTATTCTCTAACCGTTTAACTACAGCTGCAGATCTTAACGAAACTTCGTTAGAGCAATCGTTAATCGACATCGCAGGATTTGTAGATGAAAGAGGATTAAGAATCGCTGCTCAAGGTAGAAAAATGATAATTCCAAAAGAATTACAATTTACTGCTGAGAGATTGATGAAGTCTCCTCAAAGAACTTCAACTGCTGATAACGATATCAACGCAATTGCTTCAATGGGAATGGTTCCAGAAGGTTATTCAGTAAATAACTTTTTAACTGACACGGACTCATTCTTCTTATTGACTGACGTACCTAACGGCTTAAAACACTTCGTTAGATCGCCAATCAAAACTGCGATTGAAGGTGACTTCGATACTGGAAATGTTAGATTTAAAGCTAGAGAAAGATACTCTTTTGGATTTTCAGATCCAAGATGTATATTTGGTAACGGAAAATTACCAACTAGCTAATACTAATTAGAAAGTATTAATATTAAGGGGCGGTGTTCACATCGCCCCTTTTTTTATGTATAATAAAAAGACCTAGTAAATAATTGTTTTGTAGACTGGCTAGGCAGACGGTATAGAGACTACAAAATTAATGCTATACAAAGGAGAATATTATGGCAAATACTACATTTGACGGACCGGTCAGATCAAAAAATGGTTTTATTAACTTAGGACCAAGTGCAGTTAAGGCTGAACTTTTAGCTACAGATTTAACTGTTGCTGATCACGCAGGAAGACTTGTAACGATGGACCCAACGGGAACACCGACTGCAATAACATTACCTGCAATCGTTTCAACTGCTGATTCTGCTTCTGCAGGACCAGGAAGCGATCCAAATAACGCAAACACAATTGGTACAACTTTTGAAATTCTTTTTATTGATAATTTCACAGGAACTATCAAGACTGCTAGTACAGATGACAAATTTGTTGGTGCTGCTACAGTTGGTATTACTGCGTCAGTAGCTGGTAAACAATTTCAAGTTTCAACTGGTGATAACGAAGTTAATCTTAATGGTGAAGCTGGTGGATCTAACGCTACAACAGGTGGTCTAAAAGGTTCAAGAATCAAATTTACTGCAATCGCAGCTAACTTATATGCTGTAGAGGGTCAGTTACTTGGTAACGGAACAATTGCAACACCTTTTGATGCACAGTAATAAATAATTAGTGGCTCCTTCGGGAGCCACAACTTAAGAGGAGAATTTATGGCAGTTAAAGCCGATATACAAGCTACTAGATCAGATGCTGCTGCAGGAGCTTCTGCAGTTATTGCTCAACCGATTAGATTAAAAGGTATTATTATTGCCTCTGATGGGACTGGAGCAGGAACTTTAGAATTAACAACTACATCTAATTCTGGAACAACTTTGTTTCAAGCAGACATTCCATCTGGCGATGTTATTAATTTTAATTTTCCAGAAGATGGAATTTTATTTCCAGCAGGAATTTTTTGTAAAACTAAAACTAAAGTTACTGCTTACACACTGTTAACTGATAAATATAACGCACCACATTTAACAACATCGAACCCAGGTTAATAAATGTCAGGTGGGGGAAGTTTTACATCAGATCAGTCGGTAAAACACTCGACTGGTACGGAACAAATGGTTCCGACTAACAGAAGATCCAGATTAACTTCAATACAAGCAAAAGGTAATTCAACTGATGGATCGATAATTTTTAGATCTGGTGGTGGAAGTGGCACAGTAATAGCAACATATCTTTTTGGAGAAGAAGGTTTAGATATGTATTTACCTGGATCTGGTATTTTTTTTAAAGAGGGTATTCACGCAACAATTGCTAACACTGCTGGTGTAACAATCACATTCACTTAATGATGGATAATTATACTCTAGAATTATTAAGTTTTAAAAATGGCGGAATGCCAGCTAGAAATAAAAAAAATTTTAGATCTACTAAAAAAGGTGCAGGGATGACTGAAGCTGGAGTTAAAGCCTACAGAAGATTAAATCCAGGATCTAAATTAAAAACAGCGGTAACTGGCAAAGTAAAAGCTGGGTCAAAAGATGCCAAGCGTAGAAAAAGCTTTTGTGCTAGAAGTCTAGGACAAATGAAAAAATTTCCTAAAGCTGCAAAAGACCCAAATTCAAGACTTAGACAAGCAAGAAGAAGATGGAAATGTTAGACTATGTCTTATCTAAATGCTAACATACCACCTATATATTGTAAAATAAGAAAGGAGTATCTTTATGACATGGAAGAAAATAAAGGACAGTCTAGTGACTGTGTTATCTTTA